CAAGAGGCCATTCGCCCAAGGGTAATCTCTGTGCGGTCCCGACGGGAAGAACGTCAAGAGCCACAACACCATGAAGACAACAAAAAGGATCTGAATGATCATAGCACCGCTCCCCTGTTCACGCGCCGAGATGAGCGCCCCACGCGACCCCGCGCGGATGTTAATCGGCGGCCATGCGACGAGCGGCGGCGGCCCGTGCACGGTGATGGTGAGCCAGAGGTTCAGCGGGCTCCGTCTCCGGTTCCTCGCGCGGCGCCTTCGGTCCCGGCACGATCTCGATCGGCACCGCGGGCGGCGTGCCGAGCTCGTCAGCGCGCAGCACGTCCCAATCGTAGGCAGCAGCCGCCAACGACGCGACGCGCACCCGCAGCCCGTGCAGGATGCTGCCCTCGATGATCGTGAGCTCGACGCCGAGCACTTCGAATGTTTCGTTGATGCCGAGCTCGGGCAGGTTCACGAACACGAAACGCTCGCCCATCACGGGCAAGGCCCGCAGATTACATAGCAAGCTGCCCACCCAGCGCGGGTTGGCGCGGGCTGCCGCGAGCTTTAAGAGCCGCCGCGCTTGCCCGTGGCTCGGCGCACAGAACAGGTCCACATCCGTCGTGAACTCGCCGCGGTCGGCAACGTCGGCCGCGTCCACCCACGGGTCGGCATCCGTCTCGAGGTAGTCGTGATCCGGCGAGGTGTAGCGAGCGCGGATCGTGTTGGCGGTCGAGAGGATGTCGCGGCCGCGGCCGAACTCGGTGAACCCGAGGATCGCGTTGCTGTCGATCGTGAAGGTCGGCGTCACCCACTTGCCGACCTTCAGCGACAGGCCGCGGTTCGGCGTGGGAAACAGACTACCGTCGCAGGCGGCCAGAAACCGCGCCAGCACATCGGCCGGCCGCTCGTCGAAACGATAGCTATTCCAAATCCTGTAGCGCGCCTCACCACCGACATCTTCGTAGCAGACGGCTATCGCGGTTTCCCAATCGGCTGCGGCGTTCGTGATCCAGCTTGGATCGAGCTTCAGCCCATCCGCGTGCGTCAGGTAATCGAGGACGATTCTGGCTGCGTTGTCAGACCACGACGGCGCAGTGAGCGCGCCGCCGGAAACCGCCGGCACCTTGGCGCCGCGAAGCACCTGGCGATAAAGCGTATTGCCGTAATTGGGCCAGATGTCGCCCATGTCCTCGCTGGGCACTTGATGCATCACGAGGAAGGCCGAGGGGATGCCCTTGCCGAGATGCGCGCCGGTCCACAGCGTCGGGTAGGTGGCGGCGAGCGCGCTATAGAAGGTGCCGGCATCTGTCCCGAGGCCAAACTCGATGAATGCCTTCGATGCGCCCAAGGGCGCATAGGGTGCGCTGGTGACCGCGCTGCCCGAGAGAGTCAGAAGATTGTCATCGAGCCAGTGTTCCTCGACGGCATCGATCTCGCCCGAACCCATCGCGAACACGCGCCCCAGCGCGCCGCCCGAGGTGTTGGCGAACACGATGGTCCCGCCGGTTTTCACCCGCCCGTAATGCCTGATGCGCGGCCCGGCGGCCTGCTTGATGTTGACCTGGCCGTCCGCCGGTTTCGGCTGCGAAGGTTTCGATGAAAACAGCGTCTGCGCCAGCATCGAAATACCGAGGCCGACAGCAATCACGATAACTTGCGCCAGGATCGGCGCTGTTGCCACGCCAACACCGATGGCGATCAGCGCGGGCGCAATGGCGACGGCCATCTAAACCCGCCAGGCGGCGAGCAGCCGCACCCGCTCCGCCGGCACCGAGGCCAGCCCGTCGTCGAGCCGCATGACCCAGCCGCGTGGCGTGCGGATGGCGCATATCGCGAGGTTCGCGCCGAGCTTCACGACGGCGACATCCCCGGGCTGCGGATCACGGGTCATCGGCAGGCCGAGGCAGCGCAATGCCTGTCCGGCGGCGCGTATGAGGCCGCCACGCCCGCCCTTATCGATGAGGCAGGCATTGGCGTCGCCTGCGTAGCCGCGGCAATCGGCAATTGGATCGACGCCGCGGCGCAGCCGCACCCAGTCAGCTGCCAGCGTGACGCAATCGGCCGCGCCGAGCTCAAAGCCGCGGCCCGCTTCGGCGCGCAAGAACGCCGGCAGGTCCGTCACTTCCAATAGACCCATCCGCTGCCGATATGGCGGAAGGCGAGCGCGGCACCCGGCCCGTAGGCATTGGTCGGCCCTCCAGGCACCGTGACACCCGCGCTATCCTGTATCGTCAGCGCCGTCACCGGGTTGGCAAAGCCGATCTCGACAAGATGACCCGAGAGTGCGCCGGCCGGCAGCCTGATGGTTAGCGCCGCCAGCACGGCGGGGTTGTTGACATAAAGCGGCCGCAGGTCAGCGAGCGTCAGCGTCGCGCCCGAGGCCGGCGCCACGATGTTGACCGGCACCCGCGGCGGCTCCAGCGAGGCCGTGATGTCGCTGACGTCGATCGTGATCGCGTCGGTGGTATGCGCATCGCCGAACAGGTCGACATAGGGGCGGAAGTAGATGGTGCCCGGCGGCGCGGTGTGGTCGAGCGCCACAGTGGCCGGCGGCGCGATGCCGATGCGGACGGTGCGCTGCACCACCCCATCGGCAACGACCAGCGCGATGTTATCAATGACCGCGGAGCCGTTCACGGCTTTGGCGTTGGTCAGCCAGGCAACGCCGAGACTGGCGCTGTCGTTGAGCGGGTCAGCCGGGTTGACCTGGCGCTGCACCCGCCATCGCACTTCGTAGACCCGGCCCGATTCGAGCGGATAGGCGGCAACGGGTGCCACCGTCTGCGGGTCACTCGCGGTCGCGGCGGTCACGCGCACGACGCTGCCGGCGGCCGAGACGGCAACCCATGCCGGGTCAATCGGCACGACAGCATCGGCCGGGCCGGTCTTGGTTTGTCCGTACAGCCCGACTGCATCGCCGGGGCGATGTGGCACCGTGGCGGCTTCGGCGTCAGCGAGTGCCTGGGTCGCGTCTTCCTGCGCGGCCACGGCCGTAGCTTGCGCTGCATCGGCATCGGCCTGCGCCGCCGCGGCGGCCGCCGTGGCAGTGTCAACTGCGGCATCGAGCACTAATCCGGCGGCATCCACATAGGCGGTCGTCGCAAGCTGAGCGCTGTTGGTGAGCGGCGCTGCGGTCGGCGCGGTCGGGACGCCGGTCAGCGGCGGGCTGGCGAGCGGTGCCTTAAGGTTGAGCGCGGTTTGCGTGGCGCTACTGACCGGCAGATCGGCAGGCGCCAGATTGGCGACATTGCCGAGTCCGACATCCACCTTGTCCACGGCGTGCGGATTGCTGGTGTTCGCCTGGTGCGCATCGATGTCAGACTGTGCGGCAACAGCGGCAGCCGCGGCCACATTGATTGCCGCCTGTTGCGCGGTGCTGACGGGCTTCGCCAGATCGGCGGTGTTGTCGACGCTGCCGAGCCCGACATCAGCCTTGGTGACTTGGTGCGGGTTATCGAGATCGGCGAGATGCGCGGCAATCAGGTCGTCGCTGGTGTCGCCGGCATCGAATGCGTTGAGCGCCGCCTGCACGAACTGAGTCGTCGCAAGCTGGCTCGTGACCGTGCCCAGAACGGCTGTCGGGGCCGTGGGCAGACCCAAAAGAGCCGGGCTGTCCAGTGGCGCCTTCAGCGCGAGAGCAGCACCCTGCGCCGTCGAGATCGGCTTGTCGGCATCGCTGGTGTTGTCGGCGTTGCCGAGCCCAACCTGCTCGGCGGTGACGGCGTGCGGGTTGGCGATGTCGAGCAGGTGCTCGTCGATATCGGCCCGTGCGATCGCATCGAAGGCCGAGGCGTAAATCTTGATCGTGCGCGTCGAAAGGTTCAGCGCGGCGTTGCGATTGCTCATGTGTAGAGCCCTTCGAGCACATTGACCGGCACGGCGCATTCGGTGTCGGTGTCGAGCGCGAGGAACAGCTTGCACAGTTGCCCGAGCGGCATTGCTTCGGTCTGCGCCGCGGTCAGCGACAGCTTCGCGACGCCGCCCGGCGCATCGACGACCTCGACCGTCACCGGCTGCACGCCGAGTATCCAGCGGATTTCGCCCGAGACGGTCTTGCCGGTGAGATCGGTCGGCGTCGTCTCGGCAGTGTCTTCCCAGAAATGCGCATACCACTCCCACGGCTCGTCGCCGCGGACGAGCGGGATGGCGCCGTCGAGAAGCTCGATGTCGGATGACATTACCCGCCTGCCCGTGCCGTACAGCGATAATTGAGCTTGTTACCGCTGGCGGCGGTCTGCGTGACGCCGATGGCGAGGTAGTTCACGGTGTATTGCATTACCGGCAGGTTTGATTGCCACGTCACGGTGCAGTAGGGCGGCGCCGCCGCGCCCGCCGGGCCGCCGTACTGGTTGGCGAAGGTGATGATGCATGTGGTCGGGTTGCCGCTGCCGAGCGTGACCTCGCCCGCCCGGTCATCGCCCGAGATCGTTGGGCTGGTGCCGCACGCGGTCAGCGCGGGCGGCGCGGTGTTCCCGCCGCGCTCGTGCCCGAAACGGTCGATGCCCCAGAGGTTCACCAGCGTTGCCGCGGCATCGGCATTGCCGGGAGCCGCGGTGCCGGTAAAGCCGAACGCTCCGGTCGTGCTGTCGAGGCTTAGCAACCCTCCATAATTGGCCGCCGAGCCCTTGCCGAAAGCAAAGGTGCCGCCGCCCGTCCAACGAAGATTGAAGCCGATTCCCGGCGGGGCGTATTGCAGGTACACCGGCAAGTTCGGCCCGAACTTGGCGGATACGGCGAAATTGCTGCGGTTCGGCCGGTCGATGTCGAACACCGCGCCGGTAGGCCCCGGCGAAGTCTTGTAGGACATGCCGTTGTGATCGAAGAAGCCGGCGCCGGGACGGTTATCGAAATGCACGCCGTCATCGGCGATGTAGCCAAGGTTGGCGCCGCCCGCCACCACGGGGACCGGTGAGCCCGAGCCGCGGCCGTTCTGTGAGATGAAGTTATCGAAACTCGGCAAAGCCGCGGTGATCGTGCCGCTCGCCGCGGTCTGCGCTTGGTCTACCGTGTAGGTGCCGGTGCCGCCGGTCCCGGTGCCCAGCGCGGCGATCCGCACGGGGAAAGAAATGGCTGGGCCGTACAGCAGATACCCGACCTTCAGCGTTCCCGAGGAAACAGCGCTCACGGTCAGCGTCGTCCCGCTGATCGATCCGGTGCCGGTGGCAAACACCGTCTCGGTCGCCCGGGGTGCGCTGCCGGGGTTGGCGTTGAGCCCGAAATATCCCTCGAAGATGTTTTCGCGGCATTCGGAGAGATTGTAGGGCGCGGTTGCAGAGGACGCGCCGCGCAATTCGATGCTCATGCCGGTGCCGCCGAGGATCGGCTGCCCCCAGCTTGAACGAACCCAGTTCGTGTCGGCGTTGATGCACTTCCACCCAACGCCGTTCTGATATTGCACGATCACATTGTCGAAGACGTTCTGAAATGTGTCGTTCGTCTCGGTGCCGTTCCAGACGATGCCGTCCGAGGCGGCTGCGCCGGGACTGTCGAGGGTGATCTGAATATCCTCGAAGCGGCTGCGCGCCGAGCCGTTGGTGTTAACCGCGGATGGTGCCAGGTCGATTGCCGCCGCTGTCGAGTTGTGCAGGAACAGGTCGCGAAATTGCTGGCTCTGGTTGCTGCGGCCGACGAGCAGCTTTCCGGCAGACGACGCGCCTTCGAGGCACAGCCCGGTCATGCCGCCGCCGACCGTGAGCCCCGTGGCGTCGTCGCCGAACGCGACCATCGTGCCGCCGGCCGCGCCGGTCCATTTCAGTTGCGTCTTGCAGTTGCCGAAGTTGCCGGGGCCGCCGGCACCGCGCAGCAGCACTGCGGGGCTGCCTGCCTGGGTAATGGTGGCGGCAATGCCGATGTTGCCGGCCGGCAGCACCACGACGCCGCCGCCGGTTTTGAACGAGGTAGTCGGGTCGGTGCCGACGGTGGCCTTGGCTGCGGCAATCGCCGCATTGATGCAGGGCGTATTGTCGCCGGTTCCATCCGGCGCCCACAAGCAGTTGCCGTATTGCTTCGCATAGACGACGCCGCTATCGCCTTGCAGGTTTGTGATTGCCTCCGGCAATTTCGCGTTCGATGCGTCCGGGTACATGTCGGCGCGGGCTGAAGTCGCGGCCAGCAATAAAAGCCAGGCAATAAGGAAGTGGCCCATTAAAAGCCCCAAAATGCTTTTTGGTTGGCGGTCAGCGCTGCGCGTTCGGCCGCCGACAATGCGGTGCTGTTCCATTGAATGCTTTCGACGAAGCTGCACGCGGTGCCCGAGGCGGCCCCCATCGCGGGGTAAAATGTGCCGCCCGACGTCGCCGCCGTTACCGTGCCGGCCTGCTCGGCGCTGTCCACCCGCAGCACTGAGGCCGCGCCGTTTACGACGCCCACGCCCGCGTGCCACGCCCCATCTGCCGCCGCCAGACCAATGCTTCCCGTGCCGGCAAGCTGCCAGGTGTTCGCGGCGGTGGGTGCCCACAGGAAAGTGCTGGTGACGGCCATCTGGCAAGCGCCGGAGCCGCTCTGGCGCTTTGCTACCATTGACAATGATTGGATCGCGGTCGGCACGAAGCCCGCTACTTGGAGAAACCGGAAATCGGCCGTGCCCATGTTCATGCACGCCGTCAAATTGAGACAACCGAACTGGAGCGGCGGGCGATTGGCCGCAGCAGCCGGGGCTGCGTTGCGCCCATTGCCGGATTGGTCGTACCAAAGCACGACGGTGCAGGTCGTCGCCGCGCAGTAAGCCGCTGCCGCCGCTTCATCCCACGGTGCCCCGAGGCCGGGCACGAACCCGAGAAAGTTAATGTCTGTCTCGGCACTATCCGATGCTCGACGAATGCGAGCCGCCGGGCCGGTGTAGTTGCTCCTCAGCTTGCGAAAGGAGTACGCCGCCGCCGGGACGGTGAATCCATCCAGCGGCGCCGCCGTCGCCGGCACAATGCGGTGGCCACGATAGGGCGCGTGCATACGGGCATCGGCCACGCCAGCCGTAGCCAGCAAAACCGCCGCCCCCAGCAAGAAGGAACGTCGGCGCATGCTCAGATACCGGAGCCCGGGGTCAGGTAGAGCGTCGCCGTGCCGGTCGCGGTGATGCCGGCGATGTGGCTGGTGCAGCCGATTACCTCGACCGTCCCCGGCGCGATCGGCATGCCAGCGGCCGTGGTGGCGACCACGGTAACATCACCGCAGGCGACGAACGCCGCCACCGTGCCGCTGTTGTAAATGCGGGCGTGCTGCGTCGTGACATCGGCCGGCAGGATCTGCACCCGCGCCGTGGTGGTGCTCGCCGCCAGCGTCACGGTGGGACCGGAAGCCCGAAACGCGGATTGCTGCGCCGTCGCCGGCAGGGCGAGCAGCAGCAGTGCCGCGGCAATCGCGAAACGAAGCATCGGGGTTTGTCCTTAGTAATCCGGCCAGGTCAGCGTCTGATTGACCAGGCTCGCGGTGTATTCGAGGAAGCGGTCGCCGGAATAGCGGGTCTGCTGCTCGCGGTCGGTGTAGCGGCCGGCGGCGGGCCGACCGCGGCCCCAGAACAGATTCTCTGTGGGCAACTGCAGCGTGCGCCGCGCACCGATCGTCTCGGTGGCCGGCTGCAATTCGACCCGCGGCGGCATGCAGATGCCGAAGTAGATCGCTATGGGGCTGCCGGCCGGCTGCCAGGCGCCGTCGAACAGTTGCAGCGACACGATCGCCAGCCGCCCCTGGATATTGTCGGCTTCGGCGAGCGCCCGCGCGAGCAAGTCGGCCGGGCTGTCGGGCACGCCCGAGAGCGAGAATGTCACCTGATGGCTGACCGGATTTCTCGCCTCCTCCAGCCCGTCGATGTTGCCGAGATCGCCCGCGCCCAAATACGTCTTGCCGGCGAAGACACGGGTGCCAAAGCCGTTCCACAAATACACCGGACCGCCGGACGGCGGCGTGCCGCCGAACTCGAGATCGACCAGCGTGCCGACGCGTACCGTCGAACGGGCGAGCGCCGCCGCCTCATCTGGAGTGAAGAACGCCACCGTCGTTAATCCAAGTTCGGGTCTTCGACAAAGCGCACCGTCGCGGTGCCCATCCGCGCCGGGTCGATTGTCAGTGTCATTTCATCGTCGCTCGCCAGTCGGCACTTGCAGATCAGGTCGTTGAACCAGATCGGCCAGGCATCAGGGAAGCCGTCGCGCAGCGGCGGGCGGAAGCTGAAGCTGTATTGATCGGAGCCGAGCGCGGTGACACCGAACGCCCGGTAGAGCCGCTCTTGAATGCTGAAATGCTGCCCTGGCACAACCGGCGCACCGATCCGCTGCACGGTCATCACGGTGGCGCCGACGGTGTAAGCCCCGACCGATATGCCATCCGGCGTCGAGGTCGTGGCATCGCCAATTAACGGCACCAGGATCGGCACACTGCCGCCGTCGAGGTAGGCCTCGTAGGCATCCCAGACGCGCAGCTGTTCGTCGGTGGCGACCAAGATGTTCTCATAAGTGATCTGCCACGAATGGATGGGCACCGACACCCGCTGGGTGAAGCCGGCGGTCGAGACGGTCCCGGCCGTGGTACGCGGTGCGATGTGGCGCACGATGCGGGCGGGGCGCAGATACGCGATGGGCCAGCGCTCGGCGGTCATAGCTGGCGGGCCTGCGCCTCGGCCGACATGCCGCCGAAATTGCGCGCCACTGTGCGCTGCGATTGCCTGACCGCGACCTCGATGATCTGCCCCGAGCGGGTGACGATGCGCTGGTCGGCGACGCCGGCAACCCAGCCTTCGCTCGGGTTCAGATCAATGCGAATGGTTCCGCCGCCGCGGCGGGCGTCGCTCTGGCGCGTGACGTCCACCATCTCGCCGGGCGACGCGCGGAACGCGACCAACTGGCTGTCGAGCGCGCCCGCCCCGCCGACCCGCCAGTGCGCGCCGTTCTGTGCCTTCGCGAGCCCGCCGAACAACGAGCCGAAGATGCCGCCGCCGGCTGAGCCGCCGAACAACGCGCTCCCGGCAGCGTTGAACAACGCGTCGAACGCCTTGTCGGCGAGCTTCTTGCCGATGCTCTTTAACAGGTTGCCGATCGCGTCGCGGAGCTTGAAGGTACCCTCGATCAGAGCATCGAAGGCGCTGCCGAGCGAGCCCTTGATGCTGTCGCCGAGATCGGAAAACACTTCCTTGAACTTGTTGCGCGTCTCCAGCGCGGACTCCTGGAAAGTGGCCTCGCGCTCGGTCAGATAGCGTTCTTCATCGAGTTTCTCGGCGGCTCGCAGTTTGCGGGTTTCGTCCTGGTCGGCGACCGCGGCCTCCAACTTCTTTTTGTAGAACCCCTGCGTCGCCGCCCATTTCTCGTCGAGTAATTTGCGCTCGGCCGCGATGCTTTCCTGCTTGGTGATTTTCTCCATCGCGAGATCGTGCTTGAGCGCCTGCTCCCGGCGCCGGAATAGCTCGTCCGAAATCTTGCTCTGCTCCTCGGCGGCCTCGATGGCTTCGCGCTGGCGGCGCTCCAGTTCCCGCTCGGCGGCGCGGGCCAACGCATCCTCGCCCTTGCCGGCACCACCGCCGCCCTTCTTTGGCCCGGCTGTTTTGGGAATGCTTGTCGGCTTCGCTGTAACAACCACTTCCGGTAAAACTGCGGTTGCAACATCCGAGCCCTGCATCAGGTTCTTAAAAAAATTGTAGAATTGAATGATCTTGCGGAGTTCCTCGACCGTGGTCTGCAGGCGGTTGATGCCCTCTTGAATAAAGTCGACGAATACCGCAAACGCATCCCGCCCCGTCGCCGTGATCGTGGCAAACAGATTGTCCAGTGATTTATCGACAGCCTTTGCTGCTTCGTCAAAGGCGGCCATCCCCGGATTGAGATCATCAAATGCCTTTTTCTGTGCCGCTAGACCATCGGCTCCGTCCTTGAAAAGCCCAATTAGCGTCCGCCAACGGCCACTAAGAAGTTCGGCCATCGCCGCAGTCTTTTGCGGGCCATCCGGTAATTTTTGGAAGGCGTTTGCGAGTAGGTCTATTACTCCTGAGAGGTTATTGCTATTTGCCTGTAATTGTTGCTGGCTGATGCCAAGGTCTTTGAATGCGCGGGCCGCCGTGCCAGTCGGTTCGGCCAGAGCGTCCCGCAATGCTACCGCGAGCTTGGTCAGCGTCCGGGCGGCTTCATCTGCGGTGGTGCCATTTGCGATAAGCACGCCTTCCAATCTACGAAGCTCAGCGATGGGCAATCCTAAAGCGATGGCGAGGTTCTCGGCGGCTTCGCCAGAATCGGCCATACTCTTGACCCAACCTGCGATCCCGGCGACGGCACCGCCGAACGCCAGCGCCCTGAGCGAACCGGCGATGCCGTTAATGCTGCCGGTGATCGTCTTCGCCTGACCATCAATCGTTCGGGCGACACCGGCAAATTGCCGCCCGAAGCCCGTCAGCTTGGCGTTTGCCTCGGCGATGCCCTTATTGAAGCTCGCCGTCTCCATCTGCAGCGCGACGAGCAGATTGCCGATCTCAGGCATGCGGGTGCGCCTTTTGGACGGTGCCGCCAAAGGCGGCGTTAAGCTGGCGGGCGATGCGCATTTGCTCCTGCCACGTCTGTGGCTCTTTGGGTTTTCGTGCGGGGCCGAGGAGGTCTTTCAGGGGCGGCAGGCGCTTCGTGCGGTCCAATGCCACGATGTGCCAGGCGAGCCAGGCGCGGGCGCGCTGCTCATAGTCGAGGCGCTGTTCGTCCGCTTCGCGGTGGGTCATCACCTGTCGGAGAGTGCTCGCCCAGAAACTTTCTTCGCTGCGGCCGGCGGCGATCCATTCGACGAGGAGTCGATGCCAGGGGACGTCGCCGTCATCGGAGGAGGGCTTTTGCCGTTGGCAGCCTCCGCGGTCGGGAACGCGAGGCGCACGGTCTTTTCCAGAAGGTTCGCGGCCGGCAGATAACCGCCCAGCTCGTCGATGATGTCGGTGGTTTCTTCGAGACTTGGCTTGCCGTCGAGCGCGGCGCGGAAGATGCGGCGGATGTCGGTCATCCGGCCCAGTTCAAGGTGCGCCAGGACCCGCATGATGCCGAGATCGAACTCGGCTTCGAGCTCGCACATGGCATTCGTATCGAGCCGCAGCGTGCGGGTGCGGCCACCCGCTGCAAACTCGACTTCGCCTTTATGCGGGTTCGCCATGACTATTCGATAAAGGCGGTCACGCCGGTTACCTTGAAGGTGGCGGTCAACGACATTTTGTCGTCCAAAGGCACTTCGCTTTCGATGCCGGTGCAGAACGCATCGAAGATCCAGAACGGGGCCGGGGAGCCGGGGAATAAGATCCGCCAGGTCGCCACGGTGTCGGTTGTGAAAGCGGTGTACAGCGCGTCTATGCTGGTGCTGCCTGGAACGAAGTTCATCTCGACCGATACCTCGCCGCCATCGCGCAGACCGGGGACGTATTCCCGCCACTTTTGCGGCGACGCCATGTGCGTCGCGTCCACGGTGTCGCGCACCATTTGCGGCGGTGTGATCGAGACGACCTCGGCAAAGTCGGTAAAGACCTGGGGCGAGCCGCCGTCCCCGACACCGAAACTGGTGCCGTGGCCAATCGTAACCTGCGTAGCCATCGCTTAGACTCCTTCGTGCCAGATCATCAGATCGACGCTTACGCGGTAGAGTATCTCGTCGGCCGCGCTGCCTTCGTCGGCAAGATCGCGCTCGTCTACGACGAAGGCACCCTGCACCCGCATGGCGGGCTCGCGCAGCCCCGAGAGGTCGGCGACGACGGCACGCGAGACTGCGGTGGCGTCGGCGTAGGTCGCCGCCCAGCAATCGGCCTGCACGCGCGACTGCACCAGTTCAGACGAGCCGCCGAGGTGATAGTTTCGTACCCCGCTGATCAGGTGCAGGCACACGGACGGCAGCGCATCCATCCGCGGGCGGGCGCCCCACGACACGCGGGCGGCGACCAGCCCGGCAAGCTCGGCATCGGCCAGCAGTCGAGCGCGCAGTTGCTCTTTCATTTCTTCGCCCGCGCCGCCTTCTTGGCGAGGCGCGCCGATGCCTTGGCGATCTCGGCCCACATGTCGTCGGCGAGCCCTTTGATCAGACGCTGGCGGTTCTCGTCAAACGCCGGCCGCAGGTACGGGTGCGGCGGGTGGTTGCGGTTGCCGAATTCCTGCTGCCCGGCCTGCGGGTGGCGGCCCGGCCCGACAAACACCTCGACCATCGAGGCGCCTGCGGCCTTGGAGGCCGCACGCCCGGCGGCGCCGCCCCCGGCGGCCGCGAAAGCGCGGCGCGATGCCGTGGCGCGGCCGGCAGGCCGCTTCGTCGTGGCGATGATGCTGCGGCGCAGGTGCCCGAGCCGTACCGGGGCTTTGGCCCGAGCGGCGTCCACGACGATCTGCGCCCGCTTCAGCAAGACGCGCCGCTGCACATTGCGGCTGGTGGCTTTGGGCAGGTCGTCGAGCGCCTTTTTCAGCCCGGCGAGCCCCTCGAGCTTAAGTGCGCCTTTCATTGGTCGGTGCGCGCCGCCGCGGTGATTTCCAGCCCTTCTCGCCGGCCGATCATCTTCACCGCCGTCACGTTAAAATATCTGCCGCCCGCGCAGATCCGGTCCTTCGGGTTAAGGCTCTCGATGCTGCCGCGCCAGCGCACCCGGAAGCGGGTCGTGGCGTCGGACCCCACTTGTTGCGCCCGGTAGCGCTCGCTGTCGCGGATGTCCTCGGCCGAGGCCCAGACCGTGGCGACGTGTAGCCACTCGGGTACGTCCTCGCCGAACTCGTTCGTCGTGGCACCCCAGCGCTCGATGGTGATGCGCCGATCGAGCGGGCCAGCGATCATCCGAAGCCGATCCGCGCATGATTGATCAGGAGCGCCGTCACCGCGTAAGGCACTTCGGCGAGGTTGCCAGCGGCGGCCGTCTCGCGCTGCGCGTACCAGTGCCCGACGAGCAGCAGCATGGCCTGGCGGATCGGTGCCGCGACCGCGGCCGGCGCCTGGCCGGCGACAAATTCCACCGTCACCGCGTCGTCGCGCACCGCGGTGGCGGGCCATAGGGCGTCGGTGGTGCGCTCGATCCGGGGCCCGGCCTCGGCCTGCACCAGCCGGTAAAGCGTGTCGCCGACCACCCCCGCAACGCCGGCCTCGTCGTAATAGTTGATCGCGGTCACCGCCTCTACCGGCTGCAGCCCGAGCGGCAGCAATATCGGGTCGGTGAACAGCGGATAGGCCTGCGCCCAGGATTGCGTGACGAGCGCCCGCCCCAGAATGCCCGTCGCGCCTTCGAGGTAGCCCGTCGCGGCGTCAATGTAGAGCTGCAGCGTCGGGTCTTCGTCGGTGTGGTCGATCCGCAGATGCGCCCGTACGTCCTCGAGGCTAATCGGGGAGAGGATCGGCGCTTCGGTGCGAATTGCGGTCAGCATCAGGCGCGCACCAGGAGCGGGTAGAGATCGGCGGTCAGAGTAGAGCCGTCCGCCAGGGTCAAGGTCAGGAGTCCCGCGTCGTCGACCGAGAAGCCTTGCGGCGCGGGGCCCGGCGGGCCGGGATAACCGCGCTCGCCATCGGCGCCGCGCGGGCCGAGCGGCCCGGCCTTGCCGCGGGAGGCGACGAGCTGCCAGCCGTCGCCGGGACATGGGCCTGGCGCGTCCTGTAATGCCACCCAGGACCCGCCGTCATGTGCAATGACATCGAGATATCCATAATCACGGCCTGCCTTCCAAGTGCCCCGGAATGCCAGCGAGCGGCCATCGCGCCCCGCCGCGGCGAGCACCGCCCAATCATCGGCCGGCGGCGGCTGGCCGGTGTCGCGCAACGCCTGCCAGGTGCTGCCGCCGAGTGTCACGACGTCGCCGGCGTACCAGACGCCGGCACGCCATACCGACACGGCCGCCAATTTGCCGGGCGGGCCCTCGGGACCGGGCGGTCCGGCGATGCTCTCGCCGTCGCGGCCGGGCGGGCCCTCGGGACCGGGCGGTCCAGCTATGGACTCGCCAGGCTCGCCCTTGTCGCCGGGCGGGCCCTGGGGTCCGGTGATGCTGTCCCCGTCCTTGACCAGCGCCAGGCGCGCCGCGACCTGGTCGGCGAGCTGCTGCAGGGCGCCCCGCACGCACGCCTCGGCTTCGAGCCGGGCGGCGCGCAGTTCGGCCAGCGCGGCGGCGAGATCGGCTTTGGCGGCGGCGACCTCGAGGCGCACCTCGCGCTCGAGCCGGGCGACATCGGCACCGAGTTCGCCGGCGAGCGCCTCAAGCGGCAGCGCGCGCGGCTCGGTAGGCCCGGATCGCCCGCTCGGCATCATCCTCGCTTTCGTCTTCGTCATTGGCCGGCTCGGGCAGCGCCGGCGGTGCTGCCGGCGTCGCCGGCGGCGGCTGCATGTCCGAGCCGTAGGACAGCGGCACGACCTGCTGCTGCACCCGCGGCTCCTTGCCGTGGCCGCCCGGCACGCGGCCGAGATCGACCAGTGCGCGGGCTTCGTCGGGCGCATAGATGCCGCCGATGACGCCGAGCTGCAGCGCCTCCATCTGCTCTTTGAATTCGCTGCGCAGGAGACCGCGCGTGTCCATCTCGAGCCACTCGAACGGCGGCCCGCGCAACCCGAAAAAGAGGCCCATCGCCTCCTCGAAATGGTTGAGGCAGAACCCGAACCCGCTGGCGAGCCAGCTGGAATAGAGCGCCTCGGTGGAGCTCACCGCCTGGGTTCCGAGCCCGAGGATCGGCAGCGGGATGCGAAAGGCCAGCGCGATGTTCTCGCTGTTCATTTTCAGCAGTTCGGCGAGGCGCCCGTCATTTGCCGACATCGTGACGGCGCGAGCTTTCAAGCCCCATCCGATAGCCGGCGAGCGGCCGGCATTCGATCCGGTTGTCGCGTCCTGGAACTCGTCGGCCAGTTCCTTCGCCTTGCCGGTTGCCAATTTCTCGTCGGTTTCGAGCACAAAGCGCGGCGTGGCGCCGTTGAGATAATGCCGCACTTGCTGCGACAGCGCCGCGCCCGAGAGCGCCATGTCGAGCGCCGCCGCCGTAATCGGCGAGACGCCTATCAGCGGGTGCCTCGGGGTATGCAAGCGCAGGTGCAACACGTTGCGCGCCGGCTGCGGCTCGGTGAGGTCGACGCCGCGGGTGCGCAGATAGGTTTCGAGATCGGCGTGCGCCCGCAGCACATACCACAGGCCGCCGCCGGAGCGGTCGGAGAAGGCCGGCGTCGCGCGGTCCATCAGGTGCAGCGACTCGACCTCGCCCCGGTCGTTGCGCAATGCCAGCGCATAGGCGTTGCCCTCGGCGTAGAGCCGCCGGATCAGGTTGAGCACGACATCGCTGATCGAGGAATAATCGTTCGGATCGCGCAGGATGCGGGCCAGCGCCGAATTGGTGACCTGTTCCTTGCCGCCGTCGGGTAGCGCTTTCCAATGCCCGCCAGGCAGGCTCGCGGTGGTCTGCGAATAGGCCGCGACGCAGGCCTCGACCATCGCGCTGGCGCCGGCATAGGGGCGCACATCCTGCGCCGACTGCCAGAAATTCCACGGCGTTCCCGCCGGCAGCCAGCCGTTCGAGAGCAGGTAGGGCCCGGGACGATACTGCCCCTCGACCGCCGGCGCCGCCCGCCGCAGCGGCGCCAGCATGGTTTCTACCCAGCGCAGCATTTAGCGGGTGACGTACCCGCCGCCCTGCTGCCCTTCCATTGATCGCCGCGTCGTGATCGGCGCCTCCGGCGGCGCGGTCGGGTCGTATTCACCGAGTGCGATGGCGTCGAGCCCCTCCTGCGTCGGCGTCGCCGGCGGCGGCGGCTCCCACGCCTGGCCGGTCACCGTCAGCAGTTGTCGCGGCTCATTGCGCGCCGCTCGGCGCCGTTCCTCCTCATCCTCGCGCGGCTCGCCCGGGCGCGGCTGGCCGGGCCGCGGTGTCGGCGGGGTTGGCTGCGGCTGCGGCGTCGGCTGCGGTTCCGGGGCGCCCGGGTTCGGTGTCGTGGTTGCCATGTTGGTTATCCTCAGCGGTTGGTCACTTGCTGGTACAGAAGCGCAGCGGGCACCTCGATCGCGACGGCGAAGTCGCGTTGCGCCGCCTGGATTACCGGGAATGCCCGGGTGCCGCTGCGTACCTTCAGAAACGCGACGGCGCGCAGGTAATCCGAGAGCGGCGCGACGACGACGGCCGAACCCGGCACCACCGGGATCACGATCTCGCGGCCGTCGATCGTCACGAGATCGTTGTAGCCGGCGCCGTCGCTCGATATCTGGAACGACAGGTTGGCGCCGGTCCAGACGGCCGGCATGGTCAGCCGCACGATCTCGCCGGCGGTGCAGTCGAGCCCCGCCGACAAGGATTGCCCGGCCGCGATGATCGGGCCGTTCAGAACCTGCAGCGGCATTACGCCGGCGCCCAGTTGACGCCCGCCATCCACTGCACCATGCCGGTGCGGCGCATCGCCCAGGTCACCGGCATGATCAGACGCAGCGCCAGCTGGTTGGTCTGGAACATGCTCTCGACCGGAGTCGATGCGGTCCCAGAAACGATATGAGCGGGCGCGGTGTCCTCGATGTGCAATGTCGCCTCCTCGCTGACCATGAATTCCGGCGTGCCCATTGCGCTGACGAAATCTTCGCCCTCGACCATGATGACGGTGCCGGCCGGCACCACCGTCGATTCGATTATGGTCATTCCTTCCGTCACCGCGGCCGTCCAGCCGATGCCCATGTTGCCCGGGCCGGGCACCAGGCCCAGCGCCCGGCGCTGCGCCGGGTTCATCAGCATCACCAGCCTGGCGCCCGCGTTCACGGCGTAGAACGGCGCGGTCAATTTGCCGATGTCGCCGAGCACCGCGCCGTAGCCGCCGCCGGCCGTGGCGGTCAGCGCCGCAACGCCGTTGAGCAGCCCGGCCGGCCGGGTGGCGCTACCAGCGACGGCGTCGATCACCAGCGTGTCGAGCACGATGTTGGTGGTGCGGATGATCTCGCTGCGCACCAGACCCTCGATCGACGGGTTCGATGCCTCCGCGATCTCTCTGCTGTACCGGGTGATGACGCCGACCTTGTGCGGCCGCAATTCGATCGACGTGAACCCCATCCGGCGCACCGGGATCGGCTGGGCTTCACCGACGAAGCTGCCCGCGATCGACGGCGTGGTGGCGGTCGACGGGATCTTGATGACCCAGCCGTCCGGCCCGAAGTTGAGCGCCGTGCCGGCGGCCGACAGCCCCGGCAGGATGCGGCCGGGCGTCAGGGGCGCGAGGAATTCGCGACTGGTGGTCTGCACCAGTTCGGCGGCCCAGGTCGCCAGCGTCGTCGAGGCGCCGGGCTGCGCGGCGCGGGTGATGATCGAGGTGGCTTCGTCGTCGGGATACCAGTCGCGCAGGATCTCCTCGATCGGCTTTCTGGTGGCGTTATGGTGCAACGAGATGGCGCCCGCCCGCGCCCAGTAGTCGACGCCCTCGAGCTCGCGCTTCGGCAGGCTGAGCGGCCGACGGTTGATCGCCGGCGCGGTGACGGTGGTGGCGGCGGCCTGCTGCGCCGGCACGCGCGGCGCCAGCGCCTTTTCGGCGACTTCGAGGCTGGCGAGCTCCTCCTGCAGCGCATCGACCTCGCCCGCCATCGCGTCGCGCTGCGAGCGGTCCTGGTGCTCTTGCGCGAGATATTCGGTGAGCGCGTCGCGCGAGGCGTTGAGGCGTTCCTGTACGGCTTGAATCTTCTGTCCGATGTTCATGGTTGACGTGATCCTGGGCGGTGCCCGCGTCGCGGGAACCCGGTACGGATCGGCAAGCTCGCCGCGTCTGCCGTCCAGCCCTGTTGCGGCAAGCTCGCCGAAGGCCAGGCGGATCGTCTCTTCGCTAATGTGCAGGGACCGCGCGAGGTGCAGCGCGGACGGGTTGGCCGGCACCGACACGATGCTGGCTTCGAGCAATTCGGTTTCGAGGAAGCGGGTGCCGCGGTGCGGCGCCTCGGGGTCGATCGGTTCGCGTTTTAGCGGGCGGAACCCGACGCTGGTCGCCGGCAGGATGTCCTGCCTAATCAGGCTGATGATCTCGTCGATGCGGGCGCTGGTGCCGGCGTCGGCCGGCGCGAGATCGGCGATCAGCTGCTCGCCCTCGACCCGCGGGTTGCGCCAGGTGCCGATCGGGAAGCTGGTGTCGTGGTTGAACAGCGCCACAGGGTTGCGGCGGAACCAGTCGAGCTGCCAGCCCGACGGCTCGATGATGTCGCCCATGCGGTCGCGGGTCGCGTCGCTGAGCACGAACGACAGCGAGCCGGCGCGCTTGCCGGCCGCCTCGCGGCGGTGCATTGCCATTCCGTTAACCATTTAATTTTGGTGGGTCGCTAAGTTTTGCCTTGCTGGCGACTTAGCGGGTCGCTAGATACGGTCGATGACCGGCGCCGAACTGCACGAAGCTCTTACCGCGCTTGGCCTATCGCAGCGCGAGTTCGCCCGCCGCTTTGAGGTTCACGAAACCAGCGTCAGCCGGTGGATCGCCGGCACGCATGCGGTGCCCCGGTGGGTACCGATGGTGCTGGCGCAGCTCCAACGAGAAAACCATGACTGATCGCCTCACCCTTACCCGCGCGCTGGAAAGCGGCGGCATGGACAGTCAGGCGGCCGAGAGGATCGCGACCGAGATCTACGACGCCATTCACGACAACGTCGCCAGCAAGACCGACCTGCGTGAAATGGAGCAACGGCTCGATCTGCGGTTTGAACAACTCAATGTGCGGTTCGAGCAGCTCGATCGCCGCATCGACGCGATGGTGATGCGGCTCGGCGGCATGATCGTGATCGCCACCGGGGCGCTGATCGCCATCAAATATTTCGGTTGAAAGAGGAGAACATTCCCAATGGACACGGCGACTAGACGAACACTTGCTTTCGCTGTCATTGCAACCATCGGCGTTATAGCCGCCGTTGCGCCCCCGATAGCAACACCAGCTCCATCAACACCAGTAACAACTACTTATCCGGCATCCAGCTATCGGTTGACACGCGCCCAGGAGGATACATTTGTCAAAGCGGTGCGCGAGAACGGTTATATCTGCAATCGCGTGATGGGGTCGCGTCATTTGCTTAGCGAGCCTGGTATGACCCTGCATTGTGAGAATTGGACTTACGACTTCCACCAAAAGGCCGGTCGCTGGACAATTACGCCCCGGAAACTCTGGGGTCAGTAATCAGCCGATCATCGCCCGCACGTCGAATGGCTGGTCGGCCAGGCGCTTGGCGATCTCCAGCGCCATCACCGTCGCCACCGCGCCGTCGACCCTGACCGGCCCGCGGCCCTGCGACTTTTCCTTGTCGATCTTGTGGTTGCCGGCCGGGTCCGACACCTGCACCGAACCCGCCACCGCGGCGCCGAGCACCGGGTGCCCGCCATGCCGCAGCCGCCCGGTCAATGCCAACTCGCTGAACCAGTCGATCGCCGGGCTCATCTCCTTGTAGCCCTGCCCGAAGGGTTCCAGCGGCACCGCGAAATCCGGGTCGATGTCCGAGAGATCCGCTTTGAAATCATCAATCCGCCAGCGGTCATAGCCGAGCCGCCTGATGTCGAATTCGCGGCTGAGCTCGATCAGCGCCTGCGCGACAAAGCCGAACCGCACCGTCGGACCCGGCACGGCGGTCATCTGCCCGGTCCTGATCCACTGCCGGAAGCGTTCCTGCTCCTGCTGCCGGCGGGTCGGCAAGGCGCCCTCCGGGGTCCAGAAAAACGGCAGGATGTCGAAGCTCGGCTCCGGGTCGTCGTCGGGGAACACCAGCACCAGCGCCGTCAGGTCGTGCTTGCCCGACAGATCGAGCGCGGCGTAGCAGACCCGCCCGGCTAACTGCTCGCGGTCGACCGGCACCGCCCCGAGGGCCCACACCTCGCGCGTCACGATCCGCTCGTCCTCGCGCGCGTCGATCCGCTGGTTGAGCCGCAGATTGCGGAACGCCGGCTCAAAGGCCGGGATGCGCCGGGCGCGCTCGGCTGCGGTGCGCATCTCGTCGAGCGACAGAAATTTTCCCAATGCCGGATTGCACGCCCGCCAGGTGCGCTCGGCGAACGGGTCGGCGTCCTCGGGCGCCGCCAGCAGCTGCACATAGAGCGACGGGTCGTCGCCCCGCAGCCCGTCGTCGATCAGTTGCGACAGCGGGTGCTGGTCGTCCGGCGCCTGGGTCGAGATCACCAGCCCGAGCGCCTCCTTCCGCTTGCCGAGGCCGTTCACCAGATTGTCCAACAGCACCCGGTTCTTCGCTTGCGCCAGCTCGTCATAAGCGAACAGGCTCGGCGACAGCCCGTGCGCGCGGCGCGCATCCGCCGACAGCGCCTCGTAGATCGAGCCGGTAGCAGGCCCGTCCAGCACCTCGATCCTCTTATTGAAGCGCAAGATGTTGCAGATTTCGGCGAATTCCGGCACCTCGTAAATGATCGCTTCCATTTCCGCAAAAATCAGCGCGGCCATCTGTCGGTCGATCGCCGCCGAGTAGATTTCGCCGCGCGGTTCCGATTCCGGGCCGAGCAGGTGGCAAAGGCAAAGACCGGCAATGAGCCCGGTCTTACCGCTGCCCTTGGGGGCGGACTTGACCCCAAGGCGTCGTCGACGCAGTCCCTGCCTGGTCAGATTACCGTAGATCTCCTCGATGAACTCCCGCTGATCCGGCAGCAACC